TGACATGTCAATACTAATACAAATATCAATAGTTTCGTCAAAGTTCATACCTGGCAAGATTGCACCAGTATGCCAACCTTTACGTGACGGACGAGAAAAAGTATAATCATTTCGAACAGTGCTTTGAATTTGTTGACGTAAAATTTGACGCCAGTTCATCTTAGGCTCAGTGAGTTCACGAATCATACGCTGGATCTCAGCTGGCACATTTCCTGCACCTGCTGCCTGGGCCGCTGTGATAGACGCTTCACGTACCTCGTCTCGAATTTTTCGCAGTTCTTCTTTTGAATACTGTGGCTTGTTGCCTTGACCCTTGCCGTCTTTATCGCCAGTGCCATCGCCTTCCCAGTCAATATGTTCGTCAAGTAATTGACCTAACGCCGATAAACTTTCTTCGTCCATCTTTTCGTAAATCTCGTCATAGACTTGTTCAGCACTCTTACCATAGTGCTTAGTGTCGTGGAATATATTGATGCCTTTTGGCTGATCGCCGATACGATCACGTACTAACTGTCCGTTTACACAATAGTCAATAGCGGCATTCCAAATACCTTTATTACGACCTTCTGTGCGAGAAATGTGATCAAATACATTATGCAAGATTTCATGTGCTACAACAAACTCAACTTCTTTAGCACTAAGTTTTTCAAAGAACGGTCGGCTGTAGTACAGGTGTCGACCATCTGTAGCCGCAGTATTGCACCAATCGCTGGCATCAACAATCCTTAGACGAGTTGCCATATTACCAAAAAATGGATGACGAAGTAGTAGACCAATACGTGCTACGATAATCTTATCTACAACAGGATCTAAGTGATGTGACATATTTTGTTCCTAAGTATTTACTGTATGTATATATTATAACAGGACCCAAGGGTCCTGTCAATTGAATTTGGCTACTAATTAACGCTTTTCTGTAGCCGCCGCAATGTACTTACCAAACTTAGCATGGAATGCGTCAAAGCACTCAATCTCATCTGGATCTAACGGTAATTGGTATTGCGTCAGTGCAAGTTTAGTGCCCATAACAACCAATTCAGTTTCAAAATTATCCATCATAAATTGGAAGAAGCAGTTAACTTGTTTGTTCCAATCTTTAACGTTCTTATCAGCGGCATCTTTGAGCTCGTAGCACAAAGACACAGTCAATGAATACATAGCACTGATTTCCTTAGTATCCATCTTCTTAACCTTGCCCTTAAGGATGTCTGTAGGATTGGGCAGTTTAGAAGCAACCTTACGGTGCGCCATAAACTTAATAGCAAGACCTTCACCAACCGCACCCGATACCAAATCAGTTAGTGTACTTACATCCTCATCTTCGTCGAACAAGAGTTCGGAAACAAATGACCAGCTACGTGGAGTAGCAAATGCCTTAGAGCCAGAACGTGGATCAAAGTCGTACAGGTCTTTCTTAGAGAAAGTTAAGAAGCCAACTACGTCCTTGTGGATTTTATTGTCAACAGCCCAGCCAAAGTAATCGTCCCAGTTAACAGCCATTTCTAAGTGAACAAAACGGTTTGCCAACGGAGCAGGCATACGATAAGTAACACCCTTGTCAGCTTCACGGTTACCTGCGGCAACAATTAAAACATTGTCTGGCAAGCGGTAAGTACCAACACGACGGTTCAAAACCAACTGATAAGCCGCCGCCTGTACAGCAGGAGCCGCAGAGTTCATTTCATCCATGAACAGGATAATGTTTTTGTGTTTGGCAGCTTCAATGTCATCAGGCAATTCAATAGGAGGAGCCCAATTCATTCTGCCTGCGTTAGCATCAAAATATGGAATACCTTTAATGTCAGTGGGTTCCCACAGTGACAAACGGATATCAATTACGTGAGCTTCGAGCTCTACACCAAGTTGTTTAATGATGTCAGATTTGCCAATTCCTGGAGGACCCCACAGGAAGATTGGACGTTGTGCTTTGAAAGCACGACGAATAGACTTTTTGGCAGCTTTAGGGCCAACGGTACGTGAAACAATCTCGCTCATATATTCTCCAGGGTTAAAAAAAGTGTTTAAAATTAACTGTCTATGTATCTATTATACTGCCTAACAGCTTCTTCGTCAACAGATTTTTTAGGAGTTTTCGCCCGTTTGGCTATCATGCTTTCTGGAATTCATAGCTTTAACTAACCCGTATTTTCGAATGTCGTCCGAAAACATGTACAACTCAAAAGCCTTTTTTTCCGAAAATACAGTTAAACTTTGGGCAGTTAAGTAATATGGACAATCTAAGAATTGATCAAAGAATATAATAGTTTGAGGGCTCAATTCAATTCTATCACTAAATGGAACTTCGTATTCTTTTAACTGTAACTCGCCAATTAAAAATTCGTAGCCTTCATCGCTAAGTCTAAGACCGCCAGTCTCTTTAGTACGCTTACTTTGCCAAATTTTTTGTATGTGTAGTTTAACATTAGCCTCGTCACAACTACGGTCTAACGCTTTGAGAAAAATTTTAGTATATGATTCTCTGCTGATCATTTTACAATTTCGCCAGCAGTTAATTTAACCACTTGGAAATCTTGACAATTAAACATTTGATTTAATTTCTTAGCTAAGTTAATTGCATGTCCAGGATTGCTAAAACTAACTTTTTTATATTTAGGGCCCGGGTAACTGGTAAGACTATTAAAATTCTTTAAATTAAACGGCTCGCTCTTATAAAACACAGCCCAGATAGCATCAGATTCTAAAACTTGTTCAGTTTTATAATTCTTTTTGTTAGTGTACTCTAAGAGTACTTTTGGCTTTGGTCTACTCATATATGCGTCCTCTAAATATACGCATATATTTATCATTAACTGTTAGAAAATCCGCCGCCGTCCATCTTAACAGTAAGATCACCACTGCCCTGATTTTGCATCAGTTTGTTTAACAAAATGTCTTGATCTTCAAGCAATCTTAAAGTAAGTTCTGAAAGACAAAAAGACAGCATCTTTGCTGTCTTAGTATCCATTTTAATTTCTTTTTGGTTGCTTAATTCAGCACTTTTTACTTGTTGAATAAATTGCTGTATAGGAATTGTATTAATCGGATTTGACATTACTCATTACCTGTTTCATTTCAAGTTCTGTTTTAAAAGGCCCACGATTTTCGTATCTCTCAATAGTGATTAATTTAGGGCAAAAAGATTTAACCCATCCTTTATCAAATCTAATTATATAGTAACCTGCACAATACAGGCTTTTACTTGCAGGACTTTTTGTAAAAAGCGGCAATTTCTGTTGTACGTTGTACATTGGATTGTACGGTTGACAACTGGTAGGGTATCCGTGTACATCTCTATTTTCTTCTTTATCACTAATTGTAGTTTTAATTTTACTACTAAAGAAATTTTTACCAAAGGCCTTTATAAGTTCTTCTTTTTTCCCAAAGAAACTACTACCGTCTTTGCTACTTAACATATATTTGTTATTTTCTTTCTTATGTAATGTTCCAATCTTTTCTCCGTCTTGTTCGACGATCCAAAATTTTCCATCTACAATAGGTTTAGCGTGAATTTCTGTCATAATGTTTCTCTTACAATTTTGTATTTTGCTTGGAATGGTTCTGCATATGACTGTATGCTATCTACCATTCGTTTCATATCGTATAGTTGACAGAACTTTAATAATCTTATGCCAACCTGATCAACCATTTTAGGTTGAGCATTAGTTGCAATAATGTCTTTAATGATAGTTTTAATATCATCAGGCTGCGCTTTAAGATCAATAAGTTGTTTATTACGTTCGTAATCATCGAGTACACGATGTTCTTGTCCTTCGTGGTCAACCCATCTCTGCAACATGAGATTGTTCCACGCGAAGCCTTTGTTGCTACGATCCTTAAATGCTTCTTCTAACTTGTTCTTACGAACCTTAGGATACGCACTAAAGACATTGTCTGAACTGTCACCACGCATACATTTTTCAAACAAGATCCAATCTGGATTAGGAATATCTTTAGGTAAGCCAGTCTTAGTGTCCTTAACCATTTTACCTTTCTTGTCAAAGATGCCTTCGTGTGTAGTGAGTGTCTCTGCTACACCGTTATACTGCTTAACATTAGGCGCAATCAACTGATGAAAATCGCTGTCTGTCGAAATGATCACATGGTTGTCATCAGGGTGAGCCGTAATGAATCCTGCAATAAGATCATCTGCTTCTAATTGTTTATGCTGTAATACTGTACAATTTGTCTTGTTAATAACAAAATCTTTAAATGTATCAAACGTTTCCCAGAATAATTTATCTTCTTCTTGTTCTTTAACAGTCATAGCCGCACGAGTTTCTGCTCGATTAGCTTTATATGGTTTATAATAATCTTTGCGCCAGCTTCGACCTTCAAGGCAGAACACTACGTGTTTTCCTTCAAAATCTTGCCATGCTTTTTTAATACTGTTAAATGTAATATGTAACGCCATACCAATTTTGATATCAGCATCGCCTCGTACTACATGTCGAGCACGAAAGAATGTGTTAGCAGTGTCTACTAAAATATATGTCATGAAACTTCTGACTTGCCTTTTGAAATTGGTGTTACATTAATATAGCCTGCACCCCTACCGGGATCCATGCCTTCCTCTGCCAGCATATTTTTAACAATGTCTCTGAACCAACGATCTACTATCTCTTCGTCGGGATCACCGTCAAAACCATAACCAGCTTGTTTCAATTGTAACACAAACAAGTCATTCCAGTCAAGCTCGAAAAAGCCATTACGGATATTGTCTTTGTTGACATGAGTATCTAATACACTAACCCATGGTTCGCCTTTGGCTGTAGCACGTTCTTTAGGAGTTGACTTGGCTTGGCGTTCTGCTTCAGTAGCACGTTCTGCTTGTTCGGTTGCTTCTTTAGCAATTTGTGTAGCACGTTCTGCAGCCTCCATTGCGGCAACAGTTTGCGCTTCTATTTTATCAATACCAAATATACGTTTAATAAAATTCATTATGTACCCCACTCATTTTTAAATAACGGCACTTGCAAACGATCACTGTAACGCCATCCACGCTTCATGGCCGCCAGTGCCACATTCTTTGCATTGAGTGTATAAACACTTTCCACACCACCCACTGGCATCAAATATACATGACCTTTAAATCCAGCATGTCGAAATGCCCCTACGGCACACTCTGCATCTGCAATATCCTGTTCTGTTGCAACAACAAATTTAAGATAAGCTGTTCCTACTTGTTCGTACTCTCGAACAATTTCTGGACAAATAGCTTCTTCCCACTTCTCTCCGCTTGCTGGAAGTTTAGCACTTACACTGAAAGTAATTTCTCGTACAGGACCACCGGCATGCCAAGTTCTCATTTGCCACTTCGTTAAGTACTCTTTAAATTCTGGTGTTAATTTTTGAGTACCGTTTGTTTCAAATGTGATTTCATTTAGGCCAGCCATCTTAGGATGATCTAATAAGTCTGGATAAGCACGTTGCCAACCCAGCAAAGGCTC